TTTTTGCACACTGCGTCCATTTTGTCGAATCTTTGCCAAGAACTTTAATCGTTAAAGTCTTGCCATCTTCAGTCTCTAAAATTTCCCCTGTTACTGGGTGGTGCAAATCAACAGCGATGCCAGAGTTTGCGGCTTCTTTCAGATCAAATTGCGCTAAATCCATTTTTAGTCACCTTATGTGGTAGTGACTGTCGGCCTCGTACGCTCCAGTTGTATAGTCCTCTGAACTATAGCATCTGCGCCCCCAGCGACAGTATCAAATGAAACAACCTTGCCTGTAAAATAATCATCTGTACCATCTCGGTAAGTTACCCTGATGGCTTGATCATTATCTGAAGACAGAGCTGCAAGAACGATAACTTGACCTGCATCATCATCATCTCGGTTGATAGTAATGCTATCAGCCTGATTGTTGAATGTGCCTTTGTATTTATCGGTAGAGCGTTGTGCGATTGGGTTAGAAGTAACAACAACAAATGCCTGTCCACCTGCCGTCCAATCAGTTACCTGACCGATAGCGGTGTAAGTCAATGATGGATAGCCATTAGTGGCATCAGCATCAAATTGTGTTGGAAGAGTTGCCGAAATACTTATCGTAGTCTCGGCTAGAGTTTGTACTGCGTTAGGCATAAATCACCTCGTTATGAATGCTAAATATGTTATCGAAACTACGATGGTATACCAAGACTGTTCAACTATACCAGTTTGGCGGTTTACTGAGCGTATTGTCGCAGATTGCGAAGAATATGCAACGGTACTCCCAATTGGGTAATGTGCCATGATTGCTTCGGCTTTTGTTTTTGCCGCAATCGCTCCTGTTTCTACAGGATAGCGCAAAATAATTCTAAAGAGACCTGACGTTTCATTCATATCAGCAAGTGTCAGCGCATCTATTTGATTCGGTAAATTAATAAGTTCAGCGTACTCAGTACCAGATACAGGAGTGTAAGGCATATTTTCATGACTAATAGACAGCCCAAAATTACCGTCTATGTAAGATTGAAGAAACGCTTGATCGATTTTAATACTCATCGCGTTTCTTGCCGCACTATTGTTTCAATTCTTGCCATGTTTTTTGCCACCATGCCATCCTTCTGTTCATAAACACCGACATAAGGCACGTTGTTGGTCAAATAAGTTATTGTTCCAACGCCTATGTTTTGTGACATTTCGGTCACTGTAATTTGCCCTGCTCTATCGTTTCTTGTTGTTACTGTCTTTATTGGAGAACCTTGACTACACTGCCAATTTCCTCTCATTCGACCAGTATCAACTCTTGTATCTAAAATAACCCCTTTAAACAGTGAGAATTGAATGGCTCTAGCAGCTTCATCAATAGTTGACTGCGTTTTTTTTGCCCATGATGCGATATTAACTTTTGCCATTATCTTCTAGCCTGTACAAAATAAACCAAAGCAATACCTGCAGGTTTGGATTCTGTAACCGAAACAATCGACCAATCTTCGCTTTCTATACTTATTTTGTCTGTCGTTAATGGCTGTATGGTTTTATCTAAAATAATTAATCTATCACTTGATAAAATACGAGCACCATCTACAAGCTCGTTAGCGTACCTCTGCACGATTGTTTTGGGACTATAGGTAACCGTAGTGCCTGTAACGATTGCGCCTGTCACAGGGTTTATAGAGCCTCCTGTGGTGCGTTTGATAGTAGCGACTGCCCCAAACTTGCTTAATAGCTTTGAAGCAGTTGCCGCCATGTTATTATAAAACGTAGCACTCATTAGCCCATCACCAGAGGTATAGTCGCTCCGTTACTTATCATCAAAGCCGCCAATAATGTCTGACTCCTAGACCTTCTTGCAATTCTCTGACTATCACTGAGTGCATATTCAACCTCTACAGCACCAACAACAACTTCTTTTTTTACACCAACTGAACCAGATTGACTTAGATTGTATAAATCTTCACCTGCATTTATGTCTAACGCTAAAGACATCTGGCATTGTTTGACCAAAGTAGGTATTTCGTTACTTTGCCAAGAAAAATTTTGTATATCTGTTAATCCGTTTCGTGGATACGATAATGGTTGGTATCTTTTTACCATATCGCCCATTAATTGAGATTCTTTTGTGGCTATATACTGAGCGGCAGATATTAATTGCACCCTGAAAGTATCAGTATCGGTTACAGTAATACCAAGGTCACTGGCATAAGATATATATTCAGCCGCAGTGACGTAGGTATTGGCATCAGTGACTATTGCGCCAGTTTCAACAATGAGAGTTGCCATTATCTTTTCCTTGATGTTTTCTTAGCAATTTTTTTAGGCTGACTCGATACTTTTTTGCCTTTTGCTAAGTCTTCTCGTTTCTTTCTGTTTGTTGCGCCTAGCTCTTGTGGGCTTAACGCTTCCCTAGCTTTCTTTGGTAAATACCTTTCACCTGTTGCTTTCTTGCCTTGCGTTGAGTTCTTACCTGAACCTGTACCCCAATCTTGTTTTGTCCATTTTGTAAGACTTTTTGCAGCTTTTGTTTTAGCAGTTGTATAACCACCACCTGCTTTTTCGTATTCTTTAGCTAATAATTGAGCTTTTCTAGCACTCCATTGCCCTGCTGATCCACCTTTTGAACTTCTCATTACTTTGTTCTTCAGTTTTTCCCGAAGACTAGGCTTATCATACGGACTTTTCGCCATTACTTACCCCAACTTTTTCGCGCAGTATTCTTTGCGCTATTAGATAGACCATTATAATGAAACAGTTTTTTTGACGATTTAGTCATAGTCTTACCTGTCATGACAGTTCCATCTGAGTGTTTATGCGTACCGCCGTTATAAGGCTTCCCATCTTTGGAATAGTGCATTACGCCTTTAGCCATTACTTACCTCTGGGTTTACGTTTCTTTTTTCCTTTGTTATACATTACCACTTCTCCTTGTTTGACCAATATGCTGCAGACATTTTGCCTTTCGCAATGTTTTTAGCATGACGCGCTTTGAAAGATGCTCGTCGTGCGGTGTTTGCTTTTGATTCGTTTTCTCTTCGTGGAGAACCAGATACACCTTGCTGACCAAATCTAATTGTCTTTATTTTATCGCCTTCTTTGGCAACAACAACATGACTTTTGGTTGGATGTTTTGGAGTGCGTTTAGCTTGGTTGTATTTATCCAAACCTAAACGAGTTAATCGTGGGTCTTTTGCCATAAAAACCTCGGTAGGAAAAGGGGGCGTTTCCACCCCCTTCAATCTTACTCACCTAATAGGACAGCGGCAAAGTCTGGCTTCCAAACTTTGTATCCGTACAAACAAGCAACATCAAACATCGCTTTGTTGTAGCCCTTATATGCGGCAACTTCGAAGACCATACCAGACACATCGTCTTGTACTGTGAGTCTATCAGTCGCAGCATCGCCACCGTTAGGCTGTGCCATCGCACGCATACCAACCTCAACTGCGGCCCGATGGAAGGCAACATTTCGTGCTCCACCATCCAGTACAGTAATTGCAGTTGCTGATGCGGCTATCGCTACTCGAAGACCCGGTGCGCCTATTTCAACAGTGCCGCCACCAGATACGTCAGCGTCCCCACTAGTAACAACGTACTTGTTAGTATCGCCAGCAATAGTAATGACATCACCGACAACAATAGTACCAGTACCTGCAGAGGCCAATGTAAGAGTAGTTGCGCCAATCGCGTAACCTGCGTCATTAGTAGTTGCATTTGCACCAGTTCCCTTAGTGACGCTTGCGATACCTGCAGACTCTTTGATCATCATGCCTTGCAGATCAAGCAAAGTACCTTGTCGTAGCAATTCATCACTACCTGCTTGATTCGCAGAAGTTAATGAAGCTAACTGACGCAATCGTGTACCTGCGTGGCTGTTCATTACGATAGTAGATTGACCATCGTTAACAGGACATCCATTATCGGCAAGGATTTGTCGCAAGTGTGCAACGTCATTGAAGTTACTACCGAAAGGAGCTGTACCTGCTGTGCCATGTGCGCGTGATGCGTACTTAGCAACGTCAGCCGCTACTTCGCTTTCGATTTGATTTGAGATTGCTCTCATTGCTTGCTTGATTTGGTCACCATAAATGGTTTCAAAACCAGAGCCATTATTGACGTGCTTGATGTCTTCGCCTGTCCACGGAATCTTGACCGAAGCAGTTTGCGATAGTGTCATTACTTTACTATCCACTGTTTGGTCAACGCCTTCTGGGATAGTCATTGACGGTGTTACTGTTGTGACAGCTTGCGAACGAGTTGCGAATGAGCGAATTGTATCGCCTTGTGCGGCTCTTTCTGTAGCGTCTGAGTTGATTGTTGCTGACGGAATAACGCCTACAAGTTCACGACCAACGATGTCTGCCGCTTTGTAGATGTCTGCCGCTAAGTCAGTTAGAACATTAGCCATGAGTAGTTACCTTCTAGTCATCTTTAATTTTACCGCCGCTTTGGACGAATTGTTTTCGTTGCGATTGGTTCATTTTATTAAAATCTCCACGAACCACCTCATTGATACTAGCCCCACTAGTCTCATTGCCACCTGTACGCCCTGCGCCGTTGGCTTTTGTCCCAACTATGAGCGGAGCAAATGCCACGCTATTTTGGAATTCTGCTTTTAGCTCATCAATCGTCATTGCTGATGGCTTTCCATCTTTGTCCAGTACAACCGTTACAGGTTGACCATCTCTAAAATCTGCCTTCAATCGCATCTGTAAATGTGGCAACAATACATCCGATGACCCTTGTACAGCTATTTCTTGGGCTATCTTCAGTGCAGTTTGACCGCTTGTAAGATTAACGATAGTGCTAGACATTTTAGCCAACTCTTCGTTTAACTCTTTTTCGCGCGTCGAATACTTTTCTTGCCAACTTTTATCTAATGCTTCTGTATCATTGCCTTTCTTTGCTGCTTCAAGTCGAGCAATCTCGGCTTCTTCTGCCGCTTCTTTTGCTTTTTTTGATGCCGCCTTTTTTTCGGCTAACAATTCTTCAACTTTATTTTTTAAACCTGTGAGGTCTTCATTCACTGGCTTTGGTATTCCATCTACTTTCAACTGATACCCTGTATCGGTTTGCTCGTATAAGCCTTGCAAAGTTTCGTCAATACCTTCTAAAGTTTCTACAGTAAAATTTATCATTTGATCACCCTGTGATTATTAAGCCCTGCTTATGATTCGGTAATTGTAACTTGCAAAAAATTAATGTCAATGCTATGTAAGATTCGCTTTTTCGAAGGCTGTCGGCTCAATCTCTTTCATTTGCTGTAAAGTCATTGGCTTAAAATTCTTGCCGAGCTGTAATTCAGCAAACTTTTCTGACGATAATCCACCACGCCTTAGTAACGTGCCTTTTGTTTTGCCTATCGCATTGTTTTGAAAACTAGCAGGTTGCTTTTTTAGCCACCCATAATACGTTTGATCAGCAGCTACTGATGTGACTCCACCTTCGCCTCGTGCTGATCTGGTTGCTCCTTGCTCTAAAGATTTAAATCGCCGATCAAGCACTGGAGCCATTGTGCTTCGGCAATTCGGATGTATTGGCGGTCTTGGTCCTTTATCAACTGGATATACCGTACCATCAAGACTTCTACACGTTGCCGATGTACGACTGTCTAATGTACTCACCCATTGAACGCCTTTAATAATATCAGAGTTATCTTGCCAAACCTGTTCTCTAGCTTGTACGGCGGCGTGCTGTAACGCTGTACGTGTAATCGTTTTTGCTGTGCTGTTCACCTGATACAGAATGCCATTAGTGTACTTTTGCGCTCTTGTCCCTCGTATATTTTGTAAAATTTGATTTGTACTTTGCCCTTCGTAATAACCTGCTGAGATAGCACCTGCAACTCTATCTAAGGTTTTCTTTGACATATCTTTGATAAATGGCTTTAAAAGTTTTCCGTTGTCAGCACCAACCATTGTGAGTGGGTTATTAAATACAGCAAACTCAAGTGCGGCGGCAGTCGGAATATTGAAATCAGTTTGTATAATTTGACCTAACGATTTACGCTCAAAACCAGATTCGTAATCAGCAAGGTCTATAGCTTGCGATGAAACTTCCGAAGTGAAATCATTAGCTAAAATATTGAGGTCTGACCGCACTGAAAATAATAACTGATTAAGTCTATCTCTACTGAACGTAGTTAAATCACGCCCTGCCAATCGACCAGTTATTGTGGTGTTTAAACTTTTTAAAAACTCATCTGCTTTGTTAGCTTCACCAGTTTTAAGCCTTTCGAGATACACTTGATGACGAGTTGCAATATCAATCAACTCTTCTGGTGCTTGAGCCATTAGTCTTCCTCAAGGTCAGGCATACTTTCTTGCATACCAATCTCGTCTTGATAATCTTCTAAGCTTTTTTCATTATCAACAAGACCATGTTTCTTTTTCCAAGCATACAGATCACTGATAGGCAGAACGCCTTGTAAAAATGACGCGACCATCGCAGTCAACATTTGTGGCGTGGTTTCTGGCTCTATGAAGTCCTGACTGATGACATATTTGTATTCAGCCTCTCCGCTGACACCCATGAATTGCCCTGCCATGTCTAGGGCTACGGAATACGCTTCGGAAACGTTGTGTGCTATTAGGGAGAGAACCGAATGCTGTGCCATCAACTCGCCGTCAACTTGTGAGGCAGTTTTCGCAACTGAACCTGTTTGCATATACATCGCACCAAGCCCAATCATCATGTTAATTTTGTCATTCATTGCTTCACGCGCCAACATATTGGGGCTTGCTTGAGCAAAATCAAAAACTTCACCGCTCGGCACACCGATTAACCTGCCAGAACCAATTCGCATATTGTTTTCTTTCATCAAGTCTATAGTTTCTTGGTTCAAGCCCGACATCCACGGTTGCACTTGACCTACGGTAAAAACTGAATCTTCGTAAATTGCGGAATTGTTTAAATGTCCTACGTTTATTTTTGAAAGATCATACATCGGTGGGTGATCTACGTGCGAGGTATTACATTCAGAACCTACAAAAACAAAAGGAATGTAGTCAAGAGAACTGCCAGAGCCATCTTTTGGAGTTGTCTTTGAATATAGTGTCCATTCTTTTTTGTCATTTAATCGCCATTCTTTTTGCTCATACACTCCATCAGTCAAGCATAACTCAATAATTAGCTCTACAGATTGGTATTCGTAGCCGTCCATTGACTCATTTACACTGCTTGTTAATGTAATCAGTACAGGCTGTAACTTAGACCCAACTCTTTTTAGTTGCCAGTTTATAATTTGCCGAGCATCGAATCGTGTAATCGTGGCAAAAATGTTTTGATTATTTATATCTGCTCGTGAAACTTCACCTTGTGTGGTTGGAAAATCAACTAATAAGCCGCTTCTGCCGATTCTTAAAACATCACGAACCACATCTTGTGATTGCTGATAAATAGAAGCGCCTGCACCATCAACATCATAGTTAACGTACGATAATTCATCGGGAACAGTAATTGCAGGTGTCTTTGCAAACGCTTTGCCAATTAATCCCCTGCTTGTATAGCCTGCTACTGCAGAGAACACTGCACGTTTTTTAAAGGTTTTATTTCTTTCGACGTTTTCTTGAGAAGTATCAAGTCTATCTAACTCTACTATAT